AAATTTATAAACCTAAAACAAACCTATGAAATTAGTAAAAATTCAGGCGGAATTAAAAGCGCCCAAAGGACAATTAAACAAATTCGGCAATTATCGTTACCGCAGCGCCGAAGATATTATTGAAGCGGTAAAACCAATATTGCACAAAAACGGTTGCGCGCTACTTATTAGCGACGAAATTGTACAGATCGCTGACCGCGTATATGTAAAAGCGACGGCGGCAATATTTGACCAAGACAATATTGACTTTCAATTTACTGCGCACGGTTGGGCGCGTGAAGAAGAAGTAAAAAAAGGAATGGACGCCGCACAAATAACCGGGTCAGCTTCTTCGTATGCCCGCAAATATGCGCTTAACGGATTGTTTGCAATTGACGATACCAAAGACGCAGACGCAACAAACGAACATAAAGACGAAGTCGGGAATGACAAACGTTTATATTTGTTAACTTTGTTGGAATCCACCACATACGAAGAACAAGCAAAAGAAAAGTTGGCAATTCGTATTGAAGCATTAACAACAAACGAATCATACGAAAAAGCTTTATTAAACTTGCAATCAAACCAAATACAGGACAAAGACCGTATTGCAATGGGTATGAATTACAATCAAACAGACATTAAGAAAACAACAAAAAGAAAATAATGCGCGAATATACCATTGAAGAATTAACGAGCAAAGCGGAACGAATGTTGGACTTTTTACAAAAGCCATTGCCTAAAAACGACACGCTTGATTATCACGATTCATTAATTAAACGTTTAGATACTTTAAATATTGCAATGACACAATCAGGTGAATACAGAACCGCCGCAGAATATAAAATTGAATGCGTAATTGACGGCGAAATTGGCGACAAAATAGGGGAAATAATGGACGGCAAACTTGCAACGTCAACTGTCAATATGTGGATAAAAAGCAAGGCGCGTGAATGGTCAAGATTGAAGAATGCATTTGACAGAATAAACGCTTCTTCAGTTCACCAAATAGACGCAATTCGTTCAATTCTTAGTTGGGAAAAAGCCAAAATAAACCTTTAAAAAATGAATCAAGAAACCTATCAAGATTACGAAAATGGAATGCAAAATTTGCTTCCAATGGAACGTCAAATGTTATTAGCAAAAGTTTACCATTATAGTTGGTATTCACCTGAAGCTTATAAAGAATTAACCGCATACCTTACAAAGTGGGAAAAGGAATGTGAATTTAAAGCAGTATTTTTTAATCAGGATTCAGAAGAATCCACAAACCAAATATAAAATGTCAGAAGTAAAAAAAGAATCAATCGGTGCCTGGAAACGTACAACACCAAAGGGCGAAGTAATTAATTTCACAATAAACGGTCAACGTTATAATATGTGGGTAAATGGTTATAAAGACAAACCTGCGCAACCTGACTTCAAAATATATGAAGACAATTACGTTGCACCAACAGAAACAAAACCACAGTCAAAAACGGATTTTAAACCATTGTCAGAAGACGATTTATTTTAATTATGAATGAAGAACTTAAAAACGAATTGGTGCAATGTTATAAAAACAGTTTATCAAGCTTAAAAATGATTCATAAAACGTTAGTAAGTGCGAAAGTTATAACAGAAGATTTTGCAGTTAGTAAAGGCGCAACAGATATCAAGCCGCATAGATTGATTGAATTAGTACAAGACGTATTTGAAGCAGACGTATTAGTTAAGAATAGAAAACAAGCTACAATCTTTGCGCGTAAGGCAACCGCATATATTCTAAGGAAATATACACAATTGTCTTTAAATGAAATTGCGCCTTTAATTGGGGTCGGTGACCATACAACAGTTATTTACAATATTCAAACTGCTTCAGATCTTATTGACACAGAAGATTGGTACAAAGAAAAAATTGACCAAATTGAACAAGATATTGAAAGTTTTAATAACTTTGTAAGGAAATAAGTAAATGCGTTATGCAACAACGCAGTATTAAATATATTGGGTCAAGGGTTTTACAGGTAGTTGCATTGCCTGTTTGCCTGCGACCCTTTTTTTATTATGGCAATATTTAGAAAAATACACGTCAGCTTTTGGAAGGACGAATTTATTGAAAGCCTGACACCCGAACAGAAGTTTTTTTATTTGTATTTAATGACAAATGACCGGACAACGCAATGCGGCATTTATGAAATTACAATAAAACAAATGTGTTATGATACCGGGTACAATGAAGACACAATTAAAAAGCTAATTGAATTCTTTACAAAATGCGGTAAAATTCAGTATTCTTTGGCAACAAAAGAAATTGCAATGAAGAATTGGCTGAAATACAATGATTCAACTTCACCAAAGGTAAAATCCTGCATAAACAAAGAACTTTTGAAGGTAAAAGATAGAGTATTGATACAGTATGGATACAGTATGGATACACATACGCAAGAAGAAGAAGAAGAAGAACAAGAAGAAGAACAAGAAAAAGAACAAATTGATAATAAAACTTTGTTTTTAGATAAAATTGAACCTTTTAAGGGTTTATTAGGGGAATCATACCAAGAATTTATTGATTATTGGTGCGAATCTTCAAAAAGTGGTAAATTGCGTTACCAAGCAGAAAAATTTTTTGACGTAAAACGCCGGGTTAATACTTGGCTTCAAAACAAATTAAAGTATGGAAATACAAAAAATACTGACCCAACCGCTTCAAGTCGCAAAAGAATGCAAGACTTACAAAATTGGGTTAATAGCTAACGAAGACCTGCCAATTGTTGAAGCTTTTAAAGGCGACAAATTAAACCTGGCTTCACCGGTAATTATAAGGGAAAATTTAGCCTATATTTTTACATTAATAGGTTTAACCCGTTTACCGGACAAAATGGAATTGGAAGTTATTGAAGACTATATTCGTACTACATATCCATATTTTACCGTTCAAGAAATGCGAATTGCTTTTAAAATGGCAGTTCAAGGTCGTTTTGAGTGCAATACAGACCACTACGAAAAGTTTTCACCAAAGTATATATCCCAAATAATGAACGCCTACAAAGCCAAAGCAAACGAAATACGCAAGAATTTACCGCCGCCACCTGAAGCGCCTGTGAAACAATTAACAGACGAAGAAATTGTTGAATTTACAAAAAACGATTGGCTCACAGGTAAGCGTCAAGACTTTAACCGTGTTTTTAATGCTGACAAAGTATTTTCAATCCTTTTAAGACAGGGTAAATTAAAATTTACACCCGAACAGATATTGGAAACAATTAAGGTTGTACGTGAAGACAATTTATACAGACTTAACCGTTTGAATCCATTAGAAGCCAAAGAGTTTACAAAAAGGGTTAAAAATGAAGACTTTATTGAATCACAATGTAAAAAATTAGCATTAGTTAAATATTTTGAAAATTTATCAAATTAAATATACGCACTACGGAATTTTAAAATATTGTTATACAGACAATTTTATTGACTTTTATGCCAATTATCCGGAAGTAAAGACAAAAGAAAATAGATTATTATTTACAAAACAATTTTATGAAAAAGTGCAACAGGTGCAAAAAGAACTTGGATTGGGACAAATTTAGGAAGGACAAACGTAACCTTGACGGGTATTATAGTTATTGCAGAATATGCAGTAAAGAAAAAACCGAAATATATAAAAACAAAATTAAAGAAGGTACAATAAAAGCATTTTAAATGGACATATCGGCAAACGACCTTACAAAATGGGCTAAGACAAACCTGGAATTAATTGGTTGGCGTTTAAATAGGGTTAACAATATTCCATTTGGAAAACGAAAAGGTACTATTCAAAAAGGTTGGGCGGACTTGCAAGGTTATACTGAAAAAGGTGTTTATGTTGCAATTGAAGTTAAAAAGTTGGGTGACAAACTAAGTAAAGAACAAAAGGAACGATTAAAAGATATTTTTGAATGTGGGGGGATTGTCTATATTTGTACTGAAGTAGAAAACAAACCTGCTTTAATTGAATGGTCAAAAATAAAATTTTAGCTGAATTTTGGGACTTAAAAGAAGTCAACGAAGCATTTGGCAAAATGCAACCTGAAGAATTGCGGTATGATCTGAAGGCAGAAGTTTTTTTAGTTCTTTGTGAAATGGACGAACAAAAGTTAATTGGACTGTACGAACGAAACGAATTAAGATTTTATATTGTGCGAACAATGTTGAATATGATTAAAAGCGACAGAAGTACATTTTATAAAAATTACCGCAACCATATTGAATTTGTGGCGGCTGATTTGAATAGGGAAATTAAACGTATAAATGACGAACCAACTGATTTGATTGATAAATTGGAAAAGAATTTGGAAGGTTTACATTGGTACAATAAGGAAATATTAAAACTATATGCAATTGATTTTAAAAAGAATGCAAAAGAACTAAGTAGAAAAACAGGCATTCCATATATGTCAATTGTTAGAACTATAAATAAAACCAAAAAACAAATGAAACAAAACATACGCAAATGATTTTATCAATTTTAACCGCAGTCTGTGCATCACTATTTATTAACGATATACATAACCTTCCCTTTAAATGGAAAGCGAATTTCAAGCCATTTAATTGCGGAAGTTGCCTGGCTGCGTGGCTTGCACCAATACACTATTTCGCACCTGAATTAATACAAAATATTACTTCGTGCATATTTATTGCCGGATTTTTAGCACCTGTTGTTTCAAAATTAATATGGAATTTATGGAAATAAAACAAGAACACCGCGACTTTTTAGACGCTAATATTAACAATTACGAAAGCGCGCAAAATGGATATATCCGAAATTTGGATTTACCCGAACTTCAAATGTACGAACACATTTACCGTTTATATTTAGACCCTAATTTTTTATTGTCTGTTTGGTGCGGCGCTTGTAAGTTTGATATGATTATGCGTTTATACAATTGGTACGTTGCACAACCTAAACAAGTTGAACCTAAACCAATACGTGAACAATTTGAAACAGTTGTAAATGCAATTGAAAAAGAAATAAAAAAACGCGGACGTAAACCCAAAGCAAATGGCTAATTTTATACACCCAACCGCCATAATTGGCGACAACGTTATTTTAGGCGACAACAACTACATTGGCGCTTTTTGTATTATTGGCGACCCCGCAGAACACAAAAAATATTGGGGTCAAGAAAAAGGCAAAGTAATTATTGGCAACAATAATATTGTTACCGGATTGGTTACAATTGACGCCGGAACTGAAATGCCAACGATTATTGAAGACGGTTGTTTTATTATGAAACACGCGCATATCGGTCACGATTGCCGAATAATGAATAATGTAACAATAAGCTGCGGCGCAAAGATTGGGGGTCATTCAATTATCGGTGAAGGGTCAAACATTGGATTGAACGCAGTATTGCATCAATTCAGTATAATAAAAAGGGGTTGTATGATTGGCGCAAGCGCTTTTTTCAAAGGTGAATCAGAACCCGAAATGAAATATGCCGGTGTACCTGCAAAATATCTATCACCAAATATAAAAAAATGAACGAATTTGATAAATGGCGCGAACGCTACGATACAATGACAATTGATGAACAAATAGTTTATCATAATGAATTAGAAGCACGTTATCCTGAACAAAATCATTATAACTATGATAACGTTAAGGAAGCATTATTGCTTTGTAATAAACCAATAGTTTTAGAATTTGGAACTTGGAAGGGCGATTTAGCTAAACAAGCTATGCAAGACTTTAACATATTAGATTGGTATGGAATAGAAATTTGCGAAGCTGCAATTCGTTCAACTAAATGCAAAGAAGTTAATTACATTAAGCCTACAAAATTTGATTGGTTTAAAGATAAAAGAACAATAAAAGCCGATATTATCATAGCAACACATTTTATTGAACATTTAAGTAACGACCATTTTGAACAGTTAGCTAAATATTGCAAAGGGGTTAAATATATTCATTTTGAATCCCCGTTGACAAACGACGGGAATAATTGGGTTGGCTACGAGGGTACACATAAACTAACAATAGGTTGGAATAAAATAAACGAAATAATGAAACAAAACGGATTTAGTTTAATTATTGATAAACCTGAAAGCAAAACCTATGACCAAACTTGATTCAAATATTAGAAAATGAATATAGCCGTAATTTTACTAAACCTAAACAGAAACCATTTAGCAAAACGCGTTGTTGACCAAAATTTTAAAAATGCGGGACACAATGCGGATTGTTTTTTGGTTGACAATGGCAGCGACGAAGTGCCGTATGACATTTACAATTGGACAAATTGCAATGTTTCAACAAAGAAACGCGGTATTGCCGCAGGTGTTAACGCCGGTTTAAATATGACACGCGCATACGACGGCGTATGTATATTAGCAAATGACATTCTTTTACCTGATAATTGGTTGTCAAATTGGGTTATGTTTTCAGAACGTGTGTCAAAAACGGGCATTATTGGCATACATTGTGTTGAAGATTTGCCACCATTGGTTGACGGAATTCATAAAACACACGTGCCATTTGGCGATAATTTTATAACAAGGGAATTGATTGACACTATTGGCGGTTACAATACAGAATACGACCCGTATGGAATGCAAGACCGCGATTATGCCGAACGCGCAATAATTGCAGGATTTACAAACTATTACATACCTGATTTACGTTCTGAACATATTGGACACGACGTCGGAAACAATACAGAATACCGACAAATGAAGGACGAAAGTTTACAACGCGCACAGGCAGTTTGGGAAAAATACCAACCAATTTATCACGAAGAAAAAAACCTATATGCGCATTTTAGCAATAACAAGTAAAACAAGCGGGGTCGCTTACCATAGAATTATAATGCCAATAGTCAATATGCAAAAAGACTATTGTTTAATGACCGATACATTAAGCGAAGAAACATTTGAAGGCAATTACGATATTGTCGTTATGAATAGAATGCTTGCAAATATAACACCCGAACAAATGGACGCCTGGCGCACAAAGTTTGGTTTTAAATTAATTGTTGACAATGACGATTTTTGGTATTTAGACCCTTCGCACATATTGCACGAACGTTATGTTTTAAATAATGTTAGTCAGCAAATTATTGATTGGCTTCGAATTGCAGACCTTTGCACAGTTACGCACGAACGATTAGCTGAAGAAGTAAAGCCATACAATACCAATATTGAAATTGTGCCAAACGCTATTCCATACGGTGAAGAACAGTTTAAGGATTTTAAAAAGGATTCAGATCTTATTCGTTTATTTTGGTCAGGTTCGGGAACGCACGGCAAAGACTTGGAAATATTACGTAACCCAATGAAGCGTATTAATTTTCCTGTACGTACAGTTATTGCCGGATTCAACGAAGGTGAAAAGCCAATTTGGGACGGAATGATTTGCGCATTTACAAACGGATTGAAACTAAACCCAACGATTTACAATTTTAATCAGGTTACCGAATATATGGCAGCCTATGCGGATTCAGATATTTCATTAATACCATTAATTGATTCAAAGTTTAATTCAATGAAGTCTAATTTAAAGGTACTTGAAACCGCAGCAAAGAAAAACCCCGCCATTGTCAGTAACGTACACCCGTACAAAGGATTTTATCCCGCCTGTCACGTCAATAGCCAAAAAGATTGGTACTATTGGATAAAACTATTAACCAAAGACCCTGACGCCCGTAAAAGCTACGGAAACGCTTTATACGAGTATTGCAATAAGAACTTTAATTTACACGAAGTAAATAAACACCGATTCGCTATTTATAAAAAACTAATAGGCAATGCCGGTAATTAAATGTTCAAACGGGAAATACAGAATTGGGTCAGGCGCTTGCATATATGATACCGAAGAAAAGGCAATAAAAGTTTGGCAGGCAATATTAGCTTCAGGCGCTTACGCTGCGGATTTAAACAAAGTTAGTTTTGATTTTGACGACACTTTAACGACTGAAAAAGGATTTAACAAAGCAAAAGAATTAATTGCAGAAGGTAAAACAGTTTATATAGTTACACGAAGACAACAAAGCGCAAGTGAAGAAGTTTACAAAGTTGCTGACGAATTAGGAATACCAAAAAGCAGGGTTAAATTTACAAACGGTTCTTATAAATGGGAAACCATTAAACACTACGGCATTGGTACACACTACGACAACAATTCACGTGAAATAGAATTGATTAATTATAAAACGACCGCAAAGGGTGTAAAATTTGCGTTTCAGGATACATATACAGATTATCCCGAAGCAGCGACAAACAACGCTAAAAAAGCTTTAAAATACGCAGAAACGAATGGTTGGGGTGAATGTGGCACACCTGTTGGAAAAGCAAGAGCAAACCAATTAGCAAACAAAGAACCAATTTCACGCGATACAATTGCAAGAATGGCGTCATTTAAAAGACACCAACAGAATAAAAACGTACCTTACGAACAAGGTTGCGGCGGTTTAATGTGGGACGCTTGGGGTGGCGACGAAGGTGTTGAATGGGCGATTCGTAAGCTTAAACAAATAGATGAAGAAACACACTAAAATTTATCTTGATTACTTTGGCTATGGTTTAGAAAACTTTATTCCCTGCGAAGTATGCGGACAAAGAGCAGTTGACATACACCACATAGACGCACGGGGAATGGGCGGTACAAAGAAACAAGACACAATTGAGAATTTACAGGCATTATGCAGGTATTGTCACGTTGTATTAGGGGACACAAAGAATCATTATCAATATTTAAAGGAAATTCACAATAAGTTATTAAATGGCAAAGGTTAAACAAGACAGTCGCAAAGTATCATTTGGTAAAAGAAAGCGCGGACACGCTAAAAAGAGTTATAACAAACATAGTCAAAGACCAAAAGCTTACAAAGGTCAGGGACGTTAAACTGTGTTCAAACTGTGTAATTATGGCAAAAAATATATCAGGTTTAAAACCATTTAAGGCAGGCGAAGATTCAAGACGCAACTTAGAAGGGCGACCAAGAAAATACGTTAGTTTGTTAAAAGAACAAGGCTACAAATTAAACGAAATAAACGATTCAATACAGGCGTTAATGTCAATGACCCCAAAGGAATTGGAAGCGGTGACAAAGAACCCGGAAGCAACTGTACTTGAAATGACTGTTGCAAAGGCAATCACTAAGTCAATGAATAATGGAAGTCTTTATTCAATGGACACCTTATTGTCCCGTGTTTATGGTAAACCAAAAGAACAGGTTGACGTTCAACAAGATTCACGAATTGAAGTCGTATTTGTTGACGGCAAAACCATTTTGTAAATAGATTACAAAGTGCATATCTTTACATTATGCGCATAGAACTTCCAACACCACATATTAACCAAAGGAAAATATTGGATTCCGATAAACGCTTTATTGTCGTTATGTGCGGACGTCGTTTTGGTAAGTCAGAACTTTCACAAATACTTGGAATCACAGAAGCATTAAAAGGCGGGTCAGTTGCATACGTCACACCGACATACGGATTGGCGCAAGTATTCTTTGAACGCTTGACAAAGACATTGCCATTTAAAAACAATATTTCAAAGCTTAAAATCTATTGTCCCAACGAAGGTTCAATTGAATTCTTTACAGGTGAAAGGTTGGACAACTTACGCGGTCGCAAATTCCATTTGGTTATTATTGACGAAGCAGCTTTTATTTCAGACCTTGAAGACGGTTGGTCAAATAGCATACGCCCAACCCTGACCGATTACGAAGGGCGTGCGGTTTTCCTTTCAACGCCACGTGGCAAAAACTTCTTTTATTCCTTGTTTATGAAGCAGGGTGAAAACGATTGGCAAAGCTTTAAATTCAGCACCTATGACAATCCGCACATAAACCCCCGTGAAATTGACGACGCCCGAATACAATTACCTGAAGTCGTCTTTAATCAGGAATACTTAGCAGACCCCGCAGAAAATAGCGCCAACCCTTTTGGGAACGCATTTATTAGACGCTGCATTAAACCATTATCAGCGCAGACAATTGTTTGTTACGGGATTGACCTTGCAAAGTCTGTTGACTTTACTGTTATAATTGGATTGGATAAAAGCGGAAACGTGGCTTATTTTGACCGCTTCCAATTGGATTGGCATAACACTAAGGAAACCATAAAAAGATTGCCGCCTGCGCCTATAATCGTGGATTCAACGGGTGTTGGTGACCCAATACTTGAAGACTTATTGCGCGAAGGTGTAAACATTGAAGGTTTAAAGTTTACAAGTCAAAGCAAACAACAATTAATGGAAGGTTTAGCTTCAGCCATTCAACAGGCTAAAATTGGATTTCCTGAAGGGGTTATTGTGGACGAATTAGACGTGTTTGAATATCAGTTCACCGCAAACGGTGTAAGGTATTCAGCGCCGTCCGGATTCCACGACGACTGCGTTGTTTCATTGGCTTTGGCTTGGCAGAATCATAATGTTAAGCGCGGTTCAGGGCGTTACGCCTTTGCTTAATCAATCACAAAAGTTGCTTTATTAGGCAACTTTGAGGCGTAAACGATTGATAATCGGCTCATTTATGATTGATATTACCGCTTATCCTTATTATTTACCGTTCATCACAAAGTTGAAAAATACTTTGCCAAATGTTTGGAACGTGTATATAACCTGTTATATATTTGTGTAAACAATAAAACCAACGTTATGAAACAGTCAATTTTAGATTTAGTATTACAATCAGACAAGGTTCAAAATACCATTAAGCAATACAAAGAATGGGGTTATGATTTAGATTTAGGTAACATTACAGATGTGTGCGTTTTTGGACTTTCTAAAGAATCATTTAAAAATGGTCGTGGTGCTGAATTAACATTTTATTTTGATGATTGCAAGTCTATTGGTGCTGACGGTTCATATTCTGAACATAAAGAATTTTCTTTGTCTATTGGTTATAAAACACCTAAAGGTTATTTTTCAACTAAAATGATTCCTGTAACAGTTGCAGATGCTCAAAATTTGACTGAATCAGAAGTTGAACAATTGCTTGAATTTTATACTGATGCTAAAGTAAATAGCTTTGACCCATTTTGGCACGAGAATCAAGCTAAAACTAAAAATGCAGCAGCTTGGAATTACATAGCAGCAAACTTTATTACTGACCCTTATTGTACACGATAATATTAACCCCTAAAGTCAGGGGTGCGACTGACCAACGCACATTTTTAAAACTTACAACTATGCCAAACAAATTAAAAACACCACAGGAAAAACATTTAGAATTATTAGCTGCCCGTCAAAAGAAATACGCCGAAGAATCATTGGGTATGGGTTGGTTCTTTGCTATTGTTGCCGGCGCTTTATTGTTAACCGCTTTAATTGAAAACCTATAATATGCCATATTCAACTTGCTGCGGCGCACATACAAACTTTACGGAAATGGACATTTGTCCGGATTGTTTAGAGCATTGCGACTTTGAAGACGAAGACGAAGACGAAGTTGCACAGGACGAACAAACAGAAAACCAAATTGACCAAATTAAAATTGACCAAAATGCCTAATTACTACGAACTAAAACAGACGACTTTAATGGAATTGGAAATTGAAGGTTTAATTGAAAAGATTAAACAACTTGAAATAAGTTTAGGAATTAAAGAATTGGAAGTTAAACAATTAAAAATGCGTATATTAGCATTGGCAGATATTAACCAATAATACTTTATGATAACAAATTTTGAATACCTTACAAGGGAAATGACCGACGAAGAAAAGAAGTTAGTGCCAATTCTGATAAAAGGTTTTAGCACTAAGACAAAAGACAACCCAATTAAAGCGCCTGAAATTGTACAGTCAATCAATGGCAAACGTGAAACATTGGGTTTAAAGTCAAACTTTTCTGAAGTTAGGTTGCGAAAAATAGTTAACTTTATAAGGGCAGAAGGGATATTGCCTTTAATAGCTACGTCAAACGGTTACTATTGCAGCAATGACAAAGAAGAAATTAAAAGCCAAATTGAAAGCTTAACGCAGCGCGCTGAAGCGATTATGTCAAGCGCTAACGGGTTAAATAAATTTTTATGATAATAGTTTTTTCAATAATATGTTGGGAATGTGCTAAACTTATATTTTACAAACTTATAAACAAATAATCTATGAAGGAATTAATTAAACTTCGCGAATGGGTTGAACAACAATGCAAAACAGATCAGCCATTTAGTTGCGCGGACGTCTTAAATAAGATTGACGAAATGTGCGAAACTGACGACGATATTGATAATCTTTTA